ATGTTTGGTTGTCTGAAAACGGTTCCAAACCAAGTGTTTAACGCATATTCAAGGTTTAATTTTTCGCCCCTTATTTCCAACCTGAAATCTGATCCCAAAAAGTTTTCCGAAACTAAACGCCATTTGTTCGAAAACGTCGGCTCTGTTGTATTCCCGTTCTCTATACTTTGAAAAATACTTTTACCGTATTTAACCAATTCGTTTTTTGCGTATGTTCCCGCCGTCCAAACAGGCAAAATTTGAAAGTCTTTATATTTGCTAAATAACAAATTATGATTATTTGCAACGTCGCTAACTAATGCCTTGTTAAAAGCAACAATTTTTTTGTTTCTTTTGTCAGGTACTAAAAGATTTTCGATTGTTTTATTATAATCAATGTTATACATAGTTATACAGCAATAAAAGTTAATTTGTCCGTAAATGTTTGACCTGCTGTTGTTTCTTCAACTACATAACCCGCGATCGTTGGGAATATTCTCGAAATAACTGTATTGTTTTGAACTAAAAACGTACCGTCCACAAACGGCGTCGAATCTGAACGCATTTTGATATTTTTAAACAATACGTCGTTAACTCCAACAACGTTTCTGATTGTCAATTCTATGTCATAAACTTTTAAATTTCAGTTAAATGATAAATCCGAAAGGAAATTGTTAATTGAATTTTTAACGGTTCCCGCAATTACTGTTGAATATTGACCGTCGAAATATATTTCGGCTTCGATGTGTATTTTGTCAGAAACTAAACTTTGACAGCTATAATTAACCCCGACAATTCCAATG